ATATGAACCTATATATAATGTATTAAGATTACATGAATCATTCAAACCATATTTATTATCTAAAAAATTTTTGTATATATTAGTGTTTTCTGTTGGGTTACTTGACCTATAAACATTACTTGAATATTTATAAATACCTTTAAAAGCATCAATATTTTTGACATCATTTTTTTTTAAAGTTTCTCCTTCTTTAATTTCAAATTTATATTGACAATTTCGCATGCCTTTTTCTGGATTTAGGTTTCCTTGATAAACATCAGTGTCATCTTTAGCCTTACCGAATTCATCATTACTTGACATCTGCATATCGGCAAAACCATGATATGGCAATTCAGGTAAATTATTTCTTTTTTCTAATTCTCTCAATTCTGGGTCAACAAATGTTCCTTTTGCTCTAATTGTATCGTCATTTTTTTTGTAACCAGTCATACTTTGTAAACTAATGTAATCACCATTTTCATCGACAATAAACATAGTAAATTCTTTTTGGTCGTGAGGAGTAGTAAATTTAAATTGACAACTATCATCAAATTCGTCTGATATTTCAATAACACCTTTGGCTGAACTCCAATTTCCAGCAAAATTTTTCTGTGTATGAATTTTATGATATAACTTTCTCAAACCAAAGTTTGAATATTTTTCATCTCCAAAGCAATTATCTCTATTTAATTCGTGTTTAGGAACACATAATTCCGGGAAAGGTAATAATGAAGTTTTAGGTTTACAAGTCTGTTCTGGATTTTGGTTCTTTCCGTAAAAACATAGTGGATTTGCTTGACATTTATTTTTATCTAAACTAAAACAAGGGTCTTGAAATTCCTTATTAGAGAATTCTATTTTCCTTGCCTTTTCTAATTCTTTTCTTAATTGTTTCATTATATAATTGTAAAGAGCATAGAATTTAAGATATATAAATTTATCTTCTTCAACTTCTTGTGCTGGTGCTGGTGCTGGTGCTGGTGCTGGCACTAATTCTTCTATTTTATTATTTACATTTTCTTTTTTATTAGATGAATTTACAATAGGATCTTCTTTTATATAGTTTTTTTTCATAAAATCTTTTATCGTATTTATATTTGTTTCATTATTTACTGAAAGTGATTGTATCATCTCAGTATTATCATCTAAATTTATGCCAAGTTGTTTTAATTTAACTTCCATCAAATTAACTGAATTTTGTAATTGAATTATAGATAAATCCATATCTGTTTCAACTGCTCCAGGATAGTAATTTTCCATTTCGTTATCTAAAATTAAATAACAACAATTTTCATCTTTCTTAGCAGCATTTTGATTTGTTATAACTTTTTCTTCATTTTTATATTCTTCTTTATTAAATAGAAAAGCAATTTTATTTTGGTCATAACCCATCATAGCTGTATCACTAAATCCTGTGAATTCAAATGGTTTAAGTTGAAAACTTTTACCATAGAACATAGATAAATATTCAACCATATATGTATCTGCTCTTTGAAAGTTCATTGCCATAATTTGACAACCTCTATCAAATGCTTCTCTTGGATTACCATTAATTCTTTTTATTGAAAAGTTGGGTTCTACAATTGTTAAGTTTTTTTTATTAAACTGAATACTTTCTTCAGTATCTATTGTTAAAAGTTCATCAAAAGTTAGTCTTTTCACTCTATCACCTAATTTTAAATTGACAATTTTGGTCATATCAGTCCCGGCAATTTTCCCCTGGAAAATTAGAATTACTTTTTTATATAATTGGTCTAGAGGTAAATCTAATACATTTTTTTCACTATCAACATTATATTCCTTATCTAATAAATGAATTTTTAGGTTACTATAGATTATTTTGTGTAATAAATTCATTCTATTTTTGGGGAGTGAAGAATTGATATATAAAATAAGAGGGTCTTTATTGTTGATAAAATATTCTTCGTTGAACATTTTCTTACCTAAGTTTTCGAAGAATTCTTCAACTGGAATTTCATTAAAATTAAGTATCCATTTACCTTCTTTAATTCCATTTGCTATAACCATTTGACTATTTTTATTGAGATTGATATCTATTTCTATATATCTGGCGCCATATTTTATACAACTGAAAACCATTTCACTACTAACAAAATCGGCAACACTCCATCCCACTAAGTAAGATTTGGCAGAAGATATAATGTAAGTATCACATAAAGTATGTTTATCTGGTTCAATTTCATCATATTTTTCTTCTTTACCGCTTTCTGATTTTTCATCTAAATTTACATTTTTTTTAAAAGCGGCATATTCTTCATCTATAATTCTAATTTTATTGGCCACATTAAAACTTCTCTTCATCAAATATAAAATATAAACTATAGTTAATAATCCCATAATAATAAAGACCCAAACGATATTATCGAATATTTTTTTACCTATTCCATAGGTTGTTAAGTCTAATAGTTTGGAGACTTGTTCTTTTCCTTTTTCAATTACAACAGAAGACATTTAAACTTAATATTTTATTAGATATTTATTTTGAAAAATATTTAATAAAAAATTGTACAATGAAAAATTATTAATTAGATAATGAACTTAATTTTATAAACCCACTCATTGTTGCTTTAGTGTCTTCGTCATTTCTAGAATATCTGGTTTTGTTTGTTGGCTCGATAAAGTCATCTTCAAATCTTCCTCTAAGTAATTTCCTTGCTGTTTCTGTATCTTTAAGTAATCTTGGATCTTTATATTCAATAGGGACTTCTATGTCAAAAGACCTCATGTTATATCCACTTATATTTACTAATAACATTTCCCAATATTTTTGATTGTCACCTAAATTAATTTTATGTTTATTAATAAATTTACCCAGTTCAGTTTTCAAGTTTTCATTTGATATTTCTTCATAGTCTTCTGAATATCCTCTAAGATTAAGAGTAATAGTTGCTCTATTATTTGCTGAATTAAGATTACCACCTATAATTTTAAATCTTTTATTATCTAATTCATTATCTTCATCATCTTCTTTAATATTCCTCGAATTGTTTAACCTAAATTGTGGAGTTGAAATTAAAAATGTTTCAAATTTGGTTTTCATGAGATTATCAAACCCATTAAATTCTTGATTTAAAGTAGCAGGATTTTTATTTTCATAAATTAATATTATAGTAGAAATACCATTTAAAACAGGTTCTTCCTTAATAGTTTCAATATTCATACATTCTGAAGCAATAGTATGTGATTTCATAGTAGGATAATCTTGTCCTTCTAAAATAGTTAATCCTTTAAAATATTTTCCATTCGAAACTACGTATATCCCATAAGGTTTATCAATACCACTAGATTGAATTATATCAATTGGATTAATACTTAATTCCGCACCACAACTTTTAGGTAAGCACCGAATATTACAAGTGTCCGCTTCAGGAGGATTTTTACCTAAAGTACAATAATGTCCTAGAGATATATATCCTTCGGGTGGGATTGGTTCCCATACATATAAATTTTCATTATTTTTCCCTTTAATAATAGCCTGTAATTGAAATGAAACAGGTTTTTTTCCATTTTTGAAAAATAATTTAAGACCTTTAATACCAGGTTGTCTATAATTATCAAAAGTATTATCTTTAAAAAGTGATCTTAAATTATTATTACTTATATTATTGTTTCCAACGAAATTTTCAACTGCGGGTGCCATTAAGGTATTATTATTATTCATTTCTTCCGGTTTCATATTACAAAACATATTAGGACTTTTGGCTTTATTGAAAAAAATATTATAATTTTTGAATAGGATTACATCTCCTAATGGATAGTATAATTCTTCTTCAGTCATAACTTGTTTATTATTGTAAATTGAAGATATTGGGTTCATTCTATAAACACAGAATTCTTCATTTCTCCATATGGCTGGTTGTATCATTAATTTTAATTGTTCAAAATTTAATTTTAAATAAAATATGTTTGCTTGTATTTCATTTTTTACACCAGCACACATACTAATTAAAGGTTCTTCATCATTAAAAAAATCTTTATTAGACTGTTCTACGAAATTTTCTTCAAATGTTAATAATTTATTTTGGTTATTTGATTCGGGCGGGTTTACCTTTTCTTGTTTAAGAAATATTATTAAAAATATAATTATAATAAAGAGTAAAGTAATAATTATTTTCATTCTTAATTATATAAGATATAAAAAAATTTATAAAAAATTAATAAAATCGAAAAATTTGAATTATAAAATATGTGGTATATATCTAGGTTTATCATATTGATATTTACTTACCTTAAAATTACCATTATATGCTGGAATAGTCACTATATCCCCATCATATAATTCATCACAACCGTACTCTACATTACATTCTCTATTCTTATTTGTAATTGGTATTTTTATTTGATTAAATTTATCAGTGGCAGTATAATACATCCATTTATTACTTCCATTATATGTAGGCATACCAAATAATGGTAAAATTACTGGTTCACTATTATTTCCTATTTTAATAGTATCATCACTTGAATCTTGTTTATATAATGCTCCTACTTGTTGAACTCCGCCGGAATATCCTCTGGTTGGAATATTAATAGGAACTCCTGGTGTTACCATGGCGTGAGAGTGAGGGTCAATATAATGATTTCTTCTTTCTGGTGGCAATAAAGGATTAGTTACTCTTTCATAGTCTTTATTAACTAAATATGTGTCTTGATTTTTAACAACATATTTGGTAACTACAGGTGGGGGTTTATTTATTACTATGGGTTTTTGTCGAGACATTATTTTTTTAGGAGGGGATTGAATCGGTGAGGAATATTTAATAGGTAGGTGGTTAATTTGAGGTTTAGTTTCTTTACAGTGGATGTAATATACAAGTGAAAGTATTATAATTATAAAAAGGAGTATAATATATTTTGTATCAAAACATATTAATCCTATGGGACAAGTTTTGTTTTTCATTTAATATAATGAAATAAAATTAAAATATTGAATATTAGATTTTATACTTAGTAAATATTTTTTTGAAATCTTTAACCATTTTTTTGGTTCCTGTACTAACATTAACTATATGTTCTCTGTCAGTTTCTCCCATATAGTCGTTCATAATTCGATTAATATAATTTTGAGTTCTATAACTTTTAGTTTCTGCTTCTTCTTGTTGTTGTTCTTCCATTTTTAACAATTTTATTTTCTCGTCTTTTCTTCTTTTTCTATTCATCAACTTAATCTTATCTTTAATCTCCATTTTTCTCATTTTAGTTTCATCATCTCTATATAAAGCCATTTTTTTATCTTTACATTGTTCTTTACATTTTTTATTACCAAATTTAGTATAACATTTTTTTTTACATCTACAATAAGACTTGCAAACTTTTAATTTGTCCGGGTCTTCATTATATTTTAAAAGACAATTATCTTTACATTTAGAATTTTTCATATTATTACTCATCATAGCAAAGTTTTCTATTTTATTATCATATTCTTCATGTTTTTTAATTGTAATTATTGCCAGACCTAAAATAAATAAACAATAAACTATAATTATTTCTCTTTTATAAAAATTAAAAATTTTTTTCATATTTAATTTATCACTAGAAAAATAAATTACAAAAAGAAAGTAATGACTGAATAAATTATAGTAAGGAATATTGCTTTAAATAAAATTCCTAATGTAGAAATTTGTGGTGCGTTACTTGTCAGTTTTGGAATACTTTTTATAAGAATTTTATTAACTTGTGGTAGTGAAAATAATACAAACAAAATAAATATTATGCAACAATTTCTTGTATGTTTAATAATTTTACTTGTTAAATTATCACTTTTATCTTCATTCTTTTCATCAACTTTTTTTTCTTCAATTGGTGGTAATTCATTCTCCATAATATTATTACTTACGTTTAGAATTGGTTCTTGAATAATTGGTTCTTCGATTATAGGTTCTCTAAACAGTTCTCTTGTAGTTTCTTCGATTATTTCTTTTGTGGGTAACTGCTCATTAATTTTTGGGGGAATTTGAGAAGTATCAATTGTATAATTAATAGCATTTTCACTCGTATCAATATCATCATCATTCTCTATTTCTTTAAGAATACTATTTACCATTAAAGTTTCTTGGTCATCGCGTATTTCATTGGAATCAACATTAGGTAAATCTCCTATTGAAGTGGATTTTGCTGTCATTTTATAAATAATATTAATAATTTCTTACTTATAAAAAAACGAATTAAAAAAAAAATTATTTGTTATTACAACTTGTGCTTTTGGCTTTATATTTGTAACATTTCCCAT